GTGCAACTGATTTTGCATATACACAGCCAACTGGCTTTATTGCCCTATCAACAGCCAATTTACCAGAGCCATCCCCAATCAATTATCAAGATGAATACTACATCTTAGCTGGAATAGTTCACACTACTGGCACAACAACAGATGTTCATCTTCCTAAGACTGTCAGTGGTGGTGCAATGGTTCGTATCAAAGAAACTGACGCTGCAACTGATTGGTTTATGTTTGATACAGTTAGAGGAGTGAACAAAAGTAGAAAGTGGAATGAAGCTGAAGCAGAAGATACTTCAACCTTTGATGATCAAAACTTAACTGGAACTACATTTACTATGCCTAGTGATTTGCCAAGTGGTACTTACTTGCTAGAGTGTTTCTATGTTGGAGATTACTTCCAGATTCAAACTTTTACAGGCAATGCTAGTGCAAGAACAATTGCTTGGCCTTCTGCTATGGATTCCTATGGTTTTTCAGCTTTCTTTCCTCGCACTGGTGCTTCTTCTGGAATTGCTCATCACATAGGAATAGGCGCTCAACAGATACTGTTTTGTGATAATAGCTCTGCTGCTGCTAATAGAACAAACTTTAGTCAAGCTCCTAACAAAACAGACTTTAGAACTCCAGCGTCAGTTGGTCCTGACTTTAACTTAAATACTATTCCATATGTTTGTTATGGTTGGGCGAACAGCGGCCCGTATTCGTTTGGGAGTTACACGGGAAATGGTAATGTTGATGGCCCTGTAAGTTTGCTAAATGGCTATCCAATGACAGTTATATTTAAATCAACAGGAGCTAATAACTGGGAACATATCGACGGTAAACGTAACCTTATAAACCCTCGTACAAAATATTTACTCCTCGACACAACCTCGGCTGAAGATACCGACATTTCTTATGATGCCCTATCAAATGGATTTAAATTAAGAACAACAACAAGCGCAGGTAATTCAAACACGCAAGTTTACCTTTACTTGGCTTTTGGAATACAGCCCCTAACAGACGGTGGAACTAACCAAGTCCGTGCTGCTGGCAGTGGAAGCAGCGCACTATTATCTATAGCAACGGGCGGCACTATAACTCTTGACGGTGACTATGCGATTAATACCTTCAATGCTAGTGGAGCAATTATATTCAGCAAAGCTCCTGTTGATGGTGTTGAATATCTCGTTATTGCAGGCGGCGGTGGCGGTGGTGGCAGTTATCGTGCGGGAGGCGGCGGTGCGGGCGGGTATCGAACTGCAACAGGTCTTGCTGTTGAGGGTATAAGCTACGCAATTACTGTTGGGGCCGGAGGAAATGGCGGCGCTCAAGCAGTAGGGGCAGACGGAGCTAATTCAGTATTTAGTTCGATTACTTCTACTGGCGGAGGAGGCGGTGGCACATACAACGGCGGAGCGGGTCGGGCTGGTGGATCGGGCGGCGGTGGCGCAGGCGCAGGCGGTGCTGGTGGAGGTCGAAATTCGACTGTTCAAGGAAATGTTGGCGGCGCTGGTCACGCTTCACACCAAATTGGTGGTGGCGGTGGTGGCGCTGGTGCGGCTGGATTCGCTGGCGGAAGTGGAGCGACTGATGGCGATGGCGGCGTGGGTTTAGCTTCAAGTATTTCAGCGTCATCTGTTTTACGATCTGGCGGTGGCGGAGCGGGGTCATATGGAACAGGCAACGATGCTATTGGAGGTCTTGGAGGCGGTGGTGCTGGCGGCTTTGGGTTAAACAATGACGATGGAACCGCTGGAACTGCCAACACTGGCGGAGGAGGCGGTGGATCAGGCGGAAATAATTCAAACGGCGACGGCGGCGCTGGTGGATCAGGTGTTGTCATAATTCGATACAAGTACAAGTAAGTAGGGGCTAAGTAACATGGAACCAATCAGCACCACACTTGCTGCTGTAGCTTTAGTTAAAGCGGGATTGGAACATGCCAGCGACTTAAAAGATATTGCTGGGAGCTTAGATAATTTATTTAGTGCTACTGAGGACAAACCAAAGAAACCTAAAAAGAAGTTACCTAAGACACGTATGCAGCAGCTACTACGCATAAAAGCTGGAGATTCTGACTACGATGATGAAACAAGTATAAGCTCAGTAGCCAGCGATATACTTGAACAAAAACAAAACGAAAGAGCATTGCACAATCTCGGTGTTGAGATTGACAATAAGTGGGGCCGTGGCACGTTTGATTTAATTAAAGAAGAGAGAGCTAAACGATTAGCAATTAAAGACAAGGCTACAGAAAAAGCTAAAGCTGCCGCTAAAGAACGTAAAGAAGCAGACGCTGCAATGTGGAATACAATCTATTCTTATGTTGTCGGGTTCCTACAAGTCTGTGGAATTATAATAGTAACTTGTGTAGTTGGCTACTTGATTTGGATAAATCGTTGCGTAGATGAGACGTGTTAAATGGATGGTTCGATAGATATAAAATTGCTGCTGTCGCTAGGTGCGATGCTAGTTTCAGTAGTCTCCGCAAGCGTGATTGTTAAGCAGAAACTAGCGGCAGTTATAGAGCGTTTAAACGCTTTGCAAAAAGATTACGAAAGCCGTTTAAGATTATTAGATCAACGTACAGATAAGCAAGAGAACATGATTGATTTGAATGCACAGAAAACTCAGGTATTATCAGGCATACTATCGCCATCTTCTTTAGAGAAGAGGCACAGAGAGATGGAACGGATATTAGTTATGTCGAGCAGCAATGAAGAGCGCATAAAGAAACTAGAGGGGCTACATAATGGCAAGCATCCAAGTGTTTAAAGTATTAGTATTAGTATCATTAATTAGTGTGGCGGGTTGCGTGAAGCTGCCTAACTTCCCTACGTTTTTTAGTCATCAAGACTTATTAGACCAAGAACGTGAGATAGAAAACAGCTTTAGAAAGGAAATTAATTAATGGCAAAAAAACAACCCCATTTTTTACCTAGTGGAAAAGTTTATACTGGCCCTACCCACAAAACAAATGGAAAATTAATGTCAGGCGCAAAACATACTAAAACTAGCAAAAATTTGTCTCACTCTAAAAAAGGAACAAAATAATGAAAACCAAGCCTAAACCAAAGCCAAGACCACGGCCCAAACCGTCTTACTAAAGTTAGATTGGAAATAATATGCTAAGTTTACTGGGATCAGTATTAGGATTCGGCACTAGCTTCTTACCTAAAGTTATGGACTACTTTCAGGATCGTCAGGATAAGGCCCACGAATTATCGCTTGCAGACAAACAGCTAGAACAGCAAATTCAAATCGGCAAACAAAAGATGCAGATGATGGATATAACTGCTGATATTGCAGAAACTGACACGCTACACAAAGAACACTCTAGCATCACTCAGAAGTCTAGTCAGTGGTGTATAAATTTGAGTTCAAGCGTTCGCCCGATAATTACGTACTGCCTTTTTATTGAATTTGCGGCACTTACTTTATCTGTAAATATGGGCTGGATGGATTTGATACAATACGCAACTATATGGAACTCAGAGTTTCAGGCTATCTGGGCCGCAGTCGTAAGTTTCTGGTTTGGTAGCCGTAGCTTTAATCGGAAATAGATTGGAGTAGCTACGATGGTATTGCACATCAATGCGTCCGGTTTGGAGCTTATTAAGCACTACGAGGGATGGAGAGAATCCGTTTACCTGTGCAGTGCCGCCAGAGCCACAATCGGTTGGGGAAGCACATGGGATCGCAATGGCAATGCTGTTACCCTTGAGCATTCTGATATTACGCCGGAGCAAGGCGAGTATTTGCTTCTCCGAGAAGTGCGCCATTCTGAGAAAGCAATTAGAAGACTTATCAAAGCGGAGCTAACGGAAAATATGTTCTCAAGTTTGTGTTCGTTTATATATAATGTTGGGTCTGGAAACTTTCAGAAATCTACATTACGAATGAAATTAAACCGTGGGCAGTACGAAGGTGCTGCTGACGAATTTCCTAAATGGCGCAAGGCTGGCGGTAGGACTGTTAAAGGTTTAGTGCGTAGGCGCAAACAAGAACGTGAGTTATTTTTATTATAGGAGATTAAGTTGTGGTTAAAGATGCAAAATTAACAAGAGCAGGAGTTACAAAGTTTAATAAGCCCAAACGAACCCCCGGTCATAAAACCAAAAGTCACGTTGTTGTAGC